TTATTGTGCATTTTGCACTTTCTGCAGCTTTCGACAGAGCAACGGCCCGGCGTACCACAGCACCAGACAGACAAGCCCGATCAGCCGGATCTGTGTGTTGGTGCAGTGGGTGTTCAATTCCAGCCCGATGCCGAAGGAAAGGAGATTGGCAGTCAGCGCATAGAGGATGGGGTGAGGCTTTTTGCCCTCCGGCCAGGGCAGATACCGGTTGTAGACAAAGGCTTCCACGGAGAACACCAGCACCTCCAGTGCAAAATAAAGGAAATTGCCCCACATCGGCCCGAGATAGAGCGTGCCATAGCACAGCCCGAGGTTCAGGATGATCTGCGTGGCAAGGTTGACCTTGCCGATGAGAGTGCGCTGGGCGGGGCCGCGCAGCCCGAAAAGCAGGATACCCCACGTCAGCTCTAAAATCAGGGTGATGAGCACCCGGGCGGCAAAGGAGGAAAGGATGTCGGAATCGTTGCGGTTGTGGTAGACCCGCAGGCCGTCTTGGGAATCGAGAAGCACCTGCCACTCGCTGGAAAAGGCATAGCGCTCCACCGGCTCCTCACTGCGGTAGAATGTACCAGTCTCTATATTATAGAGTAAAACATAGAACTTGTTGGGCGGGTAGTAGCCCCAGACGAACTCTGCATCGGCATCGCCGGGGTATTCCTGAAAATAGCCCAGAAAGTAGTAGCCCTCGGGGGTGGGGTAGTTCCGGAAGGCCTCCCAGGCCTCCCGGGAACCCATCCGCTCCCGGTAGTCTGCCGGGGCGGTCCAGGGGCCGTTGAGGGCCGTATTGCCCAGCAGGGTGACCGCATAGCGCTGGCCCGGTGTGTAATAGAGCTTGAGCGTGACCGAGGGCTTGGGGCCCATGTCCGCAAAAACGGGCAGGGAAAGGGCCAGCACCAGCAGGGCCGAGAGGAAAAAAGCAAAAATTTTTTTGCGAAAAATTTTCTTCATGGCGGTGTCCTCACTTCAAAAAACAAAAAATTCCGACACGTCTTTCCTTAACCTGTAAACGTATGAAAAACAGCTGTTATTGCAGGGCGCTCTGCACAAAATTGCAGATGGAGCTTTGTGCACCATTTCCTGTTTTTCTTACAAGTACAAAACGCCCGTTTTCGGCCTCTTTCAGGGCAGAATATGAACAATTTGTTTCCGGCTCACGGCCAATTCAGGACACTGACTTCACATTTATAAAGCAAAGCGAACTTCACCGCTTTATTTACATGAGCAAAACAGCTTTCAAAAGAAACTTTAATTTGTTTCACGTTTTTTGGTATTGACTTTATATCAAAACTGCGGTATAGTAAGGATGCGGAGAGCGGAAAACGCCCCGCCGACACTTGAGCTTCAGGCGTAAGCCTGTGAGAAAAATATAGGAGGTTTGACTTATGTACTATTACATTCTGGGTTGCGGCATTGCTTGTCTGGTTCTGTTCGGCATCAACAGCATGGATACGGTGGATGTCAAGCCGGCCGAGATCCTGGGTAAGGTCATTTTGTGGCCCGTTGCCCTGATGGAAGCAGTTGTTCGTTACAGCTCCACGCATCACAACATCAAGACCGCGCTGTAAAACATCTCGTTCCAAACCAACGAAGAGCAATCAGGCGGCTGCGCTTTCAAAAAGGAAGGCGCGGCCGCCTTTTTGTTTTGCACTTTACGGCGTTGTATGGTACAATAAAAACAGATTAGGCGGGAAGTCCCGGTTTTCCGGGGTTTCCCGCCTTTCTTGTTACTATCGTGTTAATAGTTCAGTGTTCATCGGCCTATAATGTTCACCGCTTTGAACGGCCCCTATTGACATTTCAGCGGCTTTGAATTATACTGAACATAGAACGAGGGTGCCACCGGCAAACGGTTGGTTCCCCTACTGGATTACAGAAGTAACCGCAAGGTTGGGAGCCGGGCGGTTACTTCTTTTTATTGGCCTGCATGAACAGGGCAATAATGCCAACGATTAAAATACCTGTCTGAATCAGATCAGAATATGTAACCATTTGACAGCCCCCCTTTCTATAAAGATCAGGGGGCAAGAAGCGCCCCTGATCTGGTCAGGGGAACTAACCACTTGCCGTTTATCGGTAGCACCATCAAAAGAATACCATAGGATTTGACAAAATTCAAGGGCTTACTGAATTAGTTCAACGGTGCTTTTCAGTTCATCCAAAGTCTTGTGATTATAGACCCGGTTTCCTGTGTCCTTGGACACATGGCCCATGAGAAGATCAATACACTTCCGGTTTGCCCCGGCGCTGTCCAGTTGGGTTTCAAAGGTGTGGCGGCATTCGTGCGGGGTGTGGTTCATCTTCAGAGCCTTCATAATGTCCGCCCAAAATACCCGGTATTGGGTTTGGGAACAGACCCTTCCATTGTAGCTAATTAGGCGGGGGCCACCTTCCGCAAGGCGGGATTCCACCAAGGGCCTGATTTTGGAATGGATAGGAACCACCCGATCCTTCCCCGCCTTGGTTTTGGTTCCGCCCTTCATCGTCCCGGCCTGAAGGTTTATATCTTCCGGCTTCAAGTTCAGAAGTTCGCTGATCCGCCACCCGGAATAAAGCAGGATCAGAACCGTGTCAACCCAAGGTTCTTTCTGATGTTCCCAAACCTTCTTGATTTCTTCCTTGCTGAAGGGAAGGCGGGTGGTTGGTGGGATAGGATCAGAAGTCAGCAAGTCAGAATAGCAACGGGTGATAATGTCCATTTCAAGGGCAAACCTGTCAAGATGGCCCCAAAGGTTCTTAATTGCCGCCTGTGTACTGTACCCCTTCCCGCAACCGTCAATGGTTTCTTGCATTTGATAGGATCGGATTTGTTTATAGGGCTTTTCCCATAATGCTGAACAATGCTTGAATGCTGAACACAAGGATGAACGGTTGGATTCCCCCAGCTTGGGAGCCTTCTTTTCCTTCCAGAGTTCAAACAGTTCCTTCATTGTGATTTTGGCCCGGTCAACATCCCAAGGATCACGGTTGTATTCGGCCAACAGTATATTTCCAGCTTCACGGGTTTCTGTGTAACCAACAATATCATAGATTGGATGACCTTTATCATTCCAGCCAATAGTTTTCTTCACTATGTATGGGCGGCGGCGATTGCCTGACAGCTTCGCAACTGTCCCATACCCATTAGGATTTCGCATTATATCACCTGTCCTTTCAGGAAAATGGGTATGGCAAAGCTAAACCCCATGTGATATAATGTTCGTTGGTGGTTGAAACATTAACTTCAATAGGGTTTTGTTTCGCCTGACCGCTTCGGTGTTCCAGCACCGGGGCGGTCTTTTTTTTTGTATTTTGAATGGATATTGAATGGATTGAAAGTCTTATGAAATAAGGGGTTTATAATATTCCTTCAACATTCAAGATGGTGCAAATACTTCAAATATATAATTGAAAAAAGTATATAAGAAATATGAAAAATATAACCAATATGGCTTTGATCTTGGATATTGAAGGATTGTCAAAGCTGAACCGGGGAATTCTGAACAGGCTTCATGCTTTGAAATTGCTTCACCACTTGTTCACTGTCCTTCAGATTGTCGGACACATTCAAAACAATTTGTTTAGCCCCATCAGATTCATAATCAATCACAAGAAGGGTGGAAACCTTGATTTTCTCTTTTGTCTGAACCCTACCGCCAACCATAGCCCCTAACGCACCGAAAGCCGCCGCACCCAAGACCATTCCCGGAACTGATTGCTGGATCACCTGTTGAATTTCCCGTTCATTCATTAACTGAACATTCTGAATCTTATTCAATGACAAATTGAATTCCTTCCAGTTCTCTTTTTTAGTTCCGATCAAGGCTTTCAAATTGAACCCTTCCGGGATCAGTTTTGCAATGATTGGTGTTAGAGCTGGAACTGGCAACCCATCAACCAGAGGGCCAACAGAAACAAATTCTTTTTTCTTGCCGAACAAAATGATCACTCCTTACTTAATATCTGTTTGGAGAGCAACGGCCTTTCCTAAAATTCTAATATGATCCAGTTCTTCCCCAGCAAAGCGCATAGTTTTGTATTGTGGATTTTCTGCAAACAACTGAATAACATTGCTTTCCTGATCATAGTACACCCGTTTCAAGGTTGCTTCATCATCAATTAGAACGGCGGCAATTTCCCCATCATCCACCATTTCTTGTTTGCGGATAAAAACTATGTCACCATCATAAATTCTGGCCCCAATCATGCTATCACCTTTGGCCCTCAAACAGAAGTCAGCTTTAATATTGGCTCCAGCTTCTATATACGCTTCAAACTGTTCATCAGCCAAGATGGGTTTGCCGCAAGCGATATTTCCAATCAAGGGGAATTTTTTTGTTTCAATGGGAAACAGGTTATCAAAAAATTTCAGGTTTTCTTTATCCAGTTTTTGATCAGGTTCATCCCACCCCATGATATAAGCCGGAGTGGTTTCTAAAGCCTCTGCGATGGCTTTAATTTTAGATTGTGTTAAGTTTCGCTGATCAAGTTCAATTTTATTTATTGAAGAACGGGATTTGTAACCAAGTCGTTTTCCAAGTTCATCTTGAGATAAACCAAGTTCTTCACGGCGATTTCGGATTCTACTTCCTATTGTAGACAAGTAAATTCCCCCTTTCTGTTACTAATTATATGGCGCTGTTGGCGTCTTGTCAACAACTTTTTATGTTTTTCAAAAAGAATGTTGACATTCAGCCTACATGGTGATATTATGTGAGTGTAGACAAGTTGCCTACTCAAATTGAAGAAAGGGGTGATTGCCTTATGACCAACACAGAGCTGTTGCGTGAGAAAATCGACCAATCCGGTTATAAACTTCGGTTTATTGCCGAGAAGATTGGAATTACTTATCAGGGCCTTTTGAATAAGATCAATAACAGAAGCGAATTTCGGGCAAACGAGATTCAAGCCCTGTACGATCTTCTTGACCTGACGGAAGAAGAAAGAGTGGCTATTTTTTTCGCCTGTTAAGTAGGCAAATAGTCTACATCATAAGGAGGAAGTACCATGAATGAAGTAAGCCTGAAGCCGGTTATTGAAGAACTTGAAAGTTTGTTTTCAAAGTTCAACGCCCGGTTCTTTGCTGATAAGCTGGAAAAGCCCGTGATCACTGTTTCCCCGGATCACACCCGTGGGGCTTATGGATGGTGTACCGGCTGGAAGGCTTGGAAGGCCGGGGAAGATGAAGGTCACTATGAAATCAATCTGTGTGCCGAATATCTGAACCGCCCCTTTGAAGAAACCTGTGGAACCCTAATCCATGAAATGGTTCATCTTCAAAACCTTCAGGATGGTATTCAGGACACTTCCCGATCTGGCACCTATCACAATAAGAAGTTCAAGGAAACCGCTGAAACCCACGGCCTGACGGTGGAGAAGGGTGAAAAGTACGGATGGCATAAAACCGCACTTGCCCCGGAAGCCCTTGAATTTGTTCAGAGCCTTGGGAAGAAAGGTTTCACCCTTGTTCGGCCCCGACCTTTAGGCTTGAAGGGTTCCAGCAAGGGGGGGGGGATCAAGTTCCCGGAAGTATGTTTGTCCCTGTTGCGGAACCATTATCCGGGCCACCAAAGAGGTTCATGTGATCTGTGCTGAATGTGATGTTGAATTTCAGGAGGAATGTTAGATGAATGTGAAGCTGACCAAGCGGAAGGCTTGGGAACTGATCAGCCGGATTCACCCCCGGTTGAACATCAATCAGGAAGTCACCCCGCCTGATGTGGCGATTTTCACGGCTTCCACCGGCCCTGAAGGGCTGGAAATCCGGTGTGAAAATGATTGGTTCAATCACAATGGCCGGATCAAGCTGACCATTTCCAATGTGGACGGGGGAACCCCCATTGTCCGCTATTACCACCCTGATACCCTGAACCGGGATCATGTGGCGGAAGATGCTGAAAAAGAAGCCGATGCCAAGCAAGCCCGTAAAGAATGGGTTTGGGCTATGGGTAAGGAAATGGCCCATAAGCTGGTTGATCAGTATTGGGGAAACTGAATTCCCGTTTTTAAGGAGGTTATAAGCATGAACACCACTTTTGCAGAGCGTTTGAAGAACGCAATGGAACAGGCTGATATGAGCCAAGCGGAACTTTCCCTTCAATCCGGGGCTTCCAAGGCCGCAATCAGTCAGTATCTTTCGGGGAAGAACACCCCCGGCCCGGAGCGGGTGAAGGCTTTGGCTGATGCCACCGGCACAACCTTTGATTTCCTGATGGGGTACGGCGGCACACCGGCCAAGGATGCCCCGCCCCCGGTGAAGAAGATCAGCGTGAAGGAAGCGGCCCGGTGTATGGGCAAATCTGATCAGTTTGTCAGGATCGGCCTTCAGCGTGGCCTTCTGCCTTTCGGTAATGCTGTTCCCGGCACCGGGAACAACTGGAACTATTACATTAACCCCACCAAATTCAGGGAGTATGTGGGCGCTGAAGCGTTTAACAGCTTCTTTGGCTTGACTGCCTGACAGATTGGGGGGGGATAAGTGAAACCAGCGAAAAACGAGGTGGGCGGCGGTGTGCGGTTGCCTAAATCGTTCTATGAACGCCCCCTTACCCCGAAAGAAGCCCAATTTGCCACAGATAACATCAATATTGTTTGGTGGTATTTAGACCAACAGGGCCTTGAACGGGCTGAATGGTTTGATGTGGTGATCTTCCGGTATCTGATCAGTGTAAAGCGGTGGTTTGCCCTTCCTGATCTTCAGAAAGTGAAGTTTGTCACTGTGGCCTGTAATGCTATGCGGTCGGCCATTGGAAATGAACGGCGCAAGAGAGCCAAAGAACCCCAAGCTGTCAGCCTGTATGAACCTATTCCCGGAACTGAAGATTTGTTGTTTATCGACACAATAGCGGCCCCGGAAATTCTGTAAGAAGGTGATGTAATGGAAATTAAATATAATGTTCAGGCCCCGCCCAAGAAAGCCTTCAACGGTGGAGCCAAAAGCGAGGAAGTCAAAGCCATTGAAGATTTTCTGACCAGCGGAAACGCAAAGAATATGTGCTTTGAGTATGGCACCGAGAAAGAAGCTAAAACCAAACTTTCCACGGTTTCTTCCCATAAGCGCAAGTGGAATGAGAAGAACCCCAAGAAGTATGACGCTTACCGGGTGGGCAACTGCATTTACATTGTTCGCCTGACTACAAAGAAAGGATGATAAAGATGTTGCAAATCGGAATGACCGTGAAGGTGCTTCCTGATGCGGAGTACGGCGGCAAATATACCGGGTGTGTTGGTGTAGTGAAGAACTACTATTCCAGCAAGAAAAAAGCCGGTGTGGAATTAGAAAAGGTTCAGAATGACGCAAGTTCCAAGGGCCTGTTTTGGTTTTCGGAAGATAAGCTGACCCCGGCCAATAATTTCTTGGCGAGTGTGGCGGAACTGATGGACGGGATGAATTGCCGGTGCAGTTCTCGCCTTCACCGTGTCGGTGTTCCCCCTTTGAAGAAGGTTATCTTCAGCGGCCCCAAAACTATTGTGTTGTGGGGAGATGGCACCAAAACCATTGTTTCCTGTGGCGCTGGTGATACATACGACTACTACGCCGGGTTCTGCGCCGCTGTGGTGAAGAAGCTGTTTGGTTCTACCACCCATGCCAAGAAGGTTTTGGGTGAAGTGGTTCAGGTGCAATGATTACGCTATTCCAGCACCAGCAACAGGCCCTTGATCAGACAGAAGGCCACAACCGTTGCGCCTATTATCTTGATATGGGCCTTGGGAAAACCTTTGTTGGTTCAGAAAAAATGATGAAGCTGAATACCCGAATCAATCTTGTGGTTTGTCAGTGTTCAAAGGTTCAAGATTGGGTTGAACATTTTCAAGACCACTACACCCGGAACTGTGTGTTTAACCTGACCAACCCCAAAACCTTCAAATGGTTCTTTGAACAGGTTCAGTGTGAGGTTCCAACTCTGATGATCGGTGTGATCAATTATGAACTGACCTTCAGACGGAAGATTTTGAAAACCCTTTCCGGGTTCACACTGATGCTTGATGAAAGTTCACTGATCCAGAACGAAACCGCCAAGCGGTCAAAGTTCATTCTTGAATTGAACCCTGAAAATGTGATCCTTCTTTCTGGTACACCCACGGGCGGCAAGTATGAAAAGCTGTGGAGCCAATGCCGCCTTTTGGGATGGAACATATCAAAGGAACTGTTCTGGAAGCAGTACATTGAAACGGAATGGGTTGAAGATGATGGGTTTTGGCGGAAGCGGATCACCGGATATAAGAATGTTGATCGGCTGAAAAATAAGCTGGCTGAACATGGGGCTGTTTTCATGACCACTGATGATGCCGGGATTGACCTTCCTGAAAAGAACATGATCCAAGTGAAAACCCGGCCTTCCCCTCTTTATTGGCAGTTCTGGCGGGAACGGGTTGTAAGTATCAACAGCGAAACCCTTCAAAAGTTTGAATTGGATTCTGATTTTTGGGGTTCCAATGAAAGCTATGAACGGGAACTGATTGGAGATACCAGCCTAACCCGCCGCCTATATGCCCGTCAGCTTTGCGGCCTATATAATCCATACCGGTATGAAGCCTTCCGGGATTTGGTGAACAGTACGGAAGATCGGTTGATTGTGTTCTATAACTTCACGGAAGAAATGGAGCGCATGAAAAGGATTGTACAGGGTATGAACCGTCCGGTTTCTATCCTGTCCGGTGAAGTAAAAGATTTGGGAGCCTATAACTTCCATTCTAATTCTGTAACTTTCATTCAGTATCAGGCCGGTGCTATGGGTGGCAATTTCCAGAAGGCCAACAAGATCATTTATTTCAGCCTTCCCGAAAGTTGGGAACTGTGGGAGCAGAGCCAAAAGCGAATTCACCGCATGGGACAAGAACGGCCATGCTTCTATTATCTGCTGATCTGCCCCGGCACGGTGGAAGAAGATATTTTGACCACCCTGAATATGAGAAAGGATTATAACGATGAACTGTTCAGAAGATATGAAACGACAACGCTATAAGGCCAAGAAAAGCCAATGGTTCCGCCGTATGTTTACCGTGGCCCTTTTGATGGGGGTTTTGATTGGCTTCCTGATGGTGAAAATTCCGGTCTGGCTGACCGCCCCGGAGCCTGAAACCAAAGCGGTTTTGTTTGGCACCTATACCGGACAAGCCTTGAAGGTTCAGAATGATGGAGCCATTGTTCAAGCTGGTGATTTTACCCCTTTGGATGTGCCAATGGATGAAAGCCTTCAGGAATACACCTATTGGATGGCGGATGCCTATGATATTGACTTTGCTTTCCTGATGGGCCTGATCCGCAACGAAAGCAACTTCCAAGTGGATGTTATCAGCGGAACCAATGATTACGGCCTGATGCAGATCAACCAAAAGAACCATGAATGGTTGTCCAATGCTGTTGGTGTAACGGATTTCCTTGATCCTTACCAGAACATCCAAGCTGGCCTTTATATCCTTGGGAACCTGTTTGAAAAGTATGATGATCCCCACATGGTTCTGATGGCTTACAACATGGGTGAGGGCGGTGCTTCCAAACTGTGGGATCAGGGGATTTACCAAAGTAAGTATTCCAACCGTGTTTTGGAATATCAAGAAACCTACATAAAGGAGTTGAACGAACATGATCAAATGTGAAAATGCTTGTCCACTTGGGCGGTTTAATGCCTGTTGCCAATGTTGCCCGGAAAACAAAGGTTGCCCGGAAGCCTGTGAATATGAGCCGGGTTCCTGTGGGGAATCAGCTTTTGACGAGGAAAGCGGCCTTGTAGCTTTCCAGAAAACTCAGCTTGCCACCCTGAATGCTATTGCTTCCCTGACCGCCCACAAAAAGGCGATTGAGGAACAGGAAAAGACCATGAAAGCGGCCCTGTATGATGCAATGCAGAAATTCGGGATCAAGAAATTTGAATCCGATGTGTTGAACTTGACCTTGGTTGCCCCCAGCAATTCCACCGCTATTGATTCCGCCAAGTTGAAGAAAAAATATCCCGCTATTGCGGCGGAATGCTCCAAACCTAATCCCAAGGCCGGTTATGTGAAGATCACCTTGAAGGGTGGTGGAGCCGATGCCAAAGGATGAATTTTGGGATGCCCTGAAGGAACACGCTCACCGGAACCACCAAGAACGGGTTGCCAAGAACCCTGACCGGATCGCCTATGCTATCCAGCAGTTTGAAGCCCACGGGATTGAATACCAGTTGAAGAACCCGCAAACCGGCCATTTCCATTGCTGGCGGAAGTCTGATGATCGACTGTTTCAGTTCTATGCCGGAACCGGAAAAATTCAAGGACTTCAGACCCGTGGAATTCACAACCTGATCAATCTGTTGGAGGGGTAAAGATGGCTGGTGAAAAAAACTTTGAAAATCGCTTAAAGAAGTGGTTGGAAAGTGAAGGGATTTACCCTTTGGGTGAACCTGTTGACCGTATGAGCGCCCCGCCCTGTGGCTATTGGGAAAAGCGTTGGGGCGGCGGAAGGTATGTGAAAAGCGGCCTTCCTGATATGCGGATCACAATAAAGGGGATCGCCCTTGAAGTGGAGTTGAAAGCTACCAACGGAACCCCATCTGAACTTCAGAAGCGTAATATCAAGCAAATCAACAATTCCGCTTGTTTCGGCTTTATCCTTTACCCGGAAGGGTTTGAAGCCTTCAAAGCGATTGTGAAAGGGGTGAAAGAATGCGAGTTTCCCACAGCCGGGTTGAAGTCTTTGATAGATGCCCATACAAATACCGCTTGCGATATGTGGAAGGGCTGAACACTATCCCGAACACCGAACCGGATAATGCCTTGATCCTTGGCACCGCCCTTCACACAGGCATTGAAGAAGGGGTTGAAAAAGCCCTTGATTTCTACCAATCCAGCTTCCCAATCCTGACGGATGATCATGTGAATGAAATGATGAAGCTGGAAGCCATGATTCCCAAGGCCAAAGCAATGTTGCCACCGGGCGGAGCCTTTGAACTTCCCATTGGAAATGCTGATTTTGTCGGGTTCATGGATTATCTGTGGCCTTGTGGTTGGGATTCCAGAACCAATGAAACCTTGTTTGATCTGTATGACTTCAAGTATTCCAATAACGCCAAAAGCTATGCCGTTTCCGGTCAGCTTCACGAATATAAGTATTGGTATGAACTGACCCATCCCGGCCACCGGATCAGGAATATGTATTTCCTGATTGTTCCAAAGGTAAAAATCCGGCAGAAGAAAACAGAAACCCTTCAGCAGTTCCGGGGACGGTTGCAGGATGCCTTGAAAGACGCTGAACCTTCCCTGATGCCGGTTCAGTATGATCCCCTGAAAGTTGTGGACTTCCTAACCAACACAAAGCACATGGTTGAAGCCACAGAATTTCCCAAGAACCCAAACCACTTTTGCGGGTGGTGTGAGTATGAAGAATATTGTATGAAAGGATGGGATTATATGCTACTCCCCAAGAATGAACGGCGTGATATGAACGCCACTAAAAAGAAGGTTGTGTGGATTTATGGCGCACCCTTCAGCGGCAAAACCTTTTTTGCAAACGCCTTCCCTGATCCTCTGATGCTGAACACGGATGGCAACATCAAGTTTGTGGATGCCCCCTATATTTCGATCCGGGACACTGTAACGGTAGAAGGGCGGCTGACCAAACGGCAGTTGGCATGGGAAGTCTTTGCTGATGCCGTGGCCGAATTGGAGAAGAAGCAGAACGATTTCAAAACCATTGTGGTTGATCTTCTGGAAGATACCTATGAAGCCTGCCGGGTGTATATCTGTGATCGTCAGGGCTGGAAACATGAATCTGATGATTCTTTCCGGGCATGGGATATGGTCACTTCTGAATTTCTGAACACCATTAAGCGGCTGGTCAATCTGGACTATGAGAACATCATCCTGATCAGCCATGAGGACAGAAGCCGGGATTTGACCCGTAAGAGCGGTGACAAAATCAGTTCTATTCGCCCCAACCTTCGGGAAAAGGTTGCCAACAAGGTTGCCGGTATGGTTGATCTTGTGGCCCGGATCGTGGCGGATGATAATGACCGGGTTCTTTCCTTCAAGGCTTCGGAAGTGATCTTTGGTGGTGGGCGGCTGACCGTTCATAACAAGGAAATCCCGCTGGATTATGAAGCCTTCTGTGAAGTCTACGAGGAAGCCAACCAGAAGGCCGCAGGAGCCATGAAGCACGGCGGCAATACCCCAGCTACCCCCGCACCGGAAACGGGTGACAGCGGCGAACAGAAGCCCACCAGACGGGGCAGAAAGCCCAAAGAGGAAGAAACCCCGGCCCCTAATCCTGAAGATGTGGAAGATGCTGAACGGGCGGCGGCTGGCGATCCTGATGGTACATGGACACCGGGCGGCGGTGAAGCAGATGATTCCGACCCTATGGGGCAGACGGAACCCGACACCATCAACCTTCCCAAATGCCCGGACGCTGAACGCATTTTTGCCCAACATGAGGAAAACCCGGAAATCCCCCTTTGCCCGTCTATTGATGCCGGCCATAGATGCCATAAGGAAGGCGGCCCCGATGGTTGCCCCCTGTGGGATCGTCCCAAGGCAGAGGAACCCGCACCCAAGATGGATGTGAACCCGCCCCGGCGCACCCGGAAGAAGCGTGAAGAATAATGAAAATTGATCCTTGCCCTTGCGTGATCAGCCTGAAGGATGGTTCAGTTTACACGCTATTTGAGTTCCGCCACTTCTTGGAGCTGGTGGAAGATTGCATGGGATATGATGCCGCAAAATGGCTGGAAACCCATGTGAAACAGGTGGAAAGGGCCGCTGATTATACTGACAGAAAAGTGAATTCTGATTTGATCGCCTATGAAAGTGATCTTGATAGTAACCGCAGAGCCTTTCAGGATATTCAGACGGAAGCCGCCGCTATTATGGAAGTTATTCAAGGGAATCGGGTAAATCGTCAAAAAATAGCCCATTCCGTTAAAGAAATAGGTAAGATCATTTCCAATCAAATATAAGGAGGAAGCTAATATGAAAAGTGATGCTCTGAACCATTTCAAAGATGAAATGGAAAAGCGTGGCCTGTTCCGCAAGATTCAGGTGTGTGCCAACTTGATCCCCCCCGCCCGGTGCTGACGGTGAAACCCTGATTGAACTTCACCGTTCCGCCGCCAAGATCGCCATTCAGAATTACGCCGAACATCATGAAGATTTTTGTGATGTAATGGCGGAAGCGGCCATTGATCATCTGTTGAACACCGTTCTTTCTGATGATCTGTTCATCCCGAATGGTGGTTTTTCCCCTACGAAAGAAGAAGTTGACAACATGAACCGGGCCAAGGAAACGGCTGACAAAGCGGCCAAGATGCTTGATACTCTGTTCGGTGGGTTGGCTGATCTTCTGAAAACTTTTTAATAAATACATTTTTTTGGAGGTAAAAAATTATGGCATTCGATTTTTCCAAGATTGATAAAACCGTTGATCTGAAGGGCCTTCAGGCTGATGTGGAGGAAGCCAAGAAGAATAACAGTGGTGACTTCCCCACCATTCCGGCTGGCAAGTATGAAGTTCGTGTGGAAACCTTGGAGGTAAAGGGAACCAAGGCCGATCCCAACCGCCCTATGCTGGCCGTGTCTTTCAAAATTCTGTCCGGTGAATTTAAGAACCAGCGCCTTTTTATGAACCGGGTTCTGTACGGCACCAAGAACGATAAGAATATGATTGCTTCCGCAATCGGCTTCCTTGAAAAGCTGGATTCCGGCGTTCCTATCAGTTTCAATGGCTATGAGCCTTTCCGTCAGTTGGTGCTTGATGTGGCGGAAGCCATTGATGGGAAATTGGAATATGCGGTGGATTACGATGATTCCCGTTTCAATTCCATCACTATTGATGAAGTTTTTGATGTTGAGGATTGAAAACCAGAGTAAAATTTTTTACAATAGTTGTAGGCAAAATGTCTACACAAAAGGTTTTGAACCTTAACTTTCAAGGCCGGGGCGCTTGCCCCGGTTGGCCCCAAGGTGAAGCCTTCCCGTGGCGGGGCTGTTATCACTGATTCACCAAAGAATATTTAGAAAGTGGGTGAAATGATGGTTTTTTATGACTTCGAGGTTTTCAAGTATGATTGGTTGGTGGTGTTCATTGACCTGACCGAAAAGAAAGAAACGGTGATCATCAATAACCCTGAACAGTTACGAAATTTTTATGAGAGCCACAATGGAACTATTTGGGCCGGGTACAATAGCCGGAACTATGACCAGTACATTTTGAAAGGCATTTTGTGTGGGTTCAACCCCAAAGATGTGAATGATTGGATCATTGTTGAAGATAAGCCCGGTTACAGATTTTCCAGTCTGTTCAGGAATTTCCCGGTGATCAACTATGATGTGATGCCCAATCCGCCCATCAGCCTGAAAACTTTGGAAGCCTTCATGGGGCATTCCATAAAAGAAACCAGCATTCCCTTCAACATTGACCGACCATTGACTGAAGAAGAACTTCGGGAAACGGTTAAGTATTGCCGCCATGATGTGGAAGAAACCGTGGAAGTGTGGTTAAGGCGGAAGGAAGATGAATTTGATGCCCAAATGTCACTTGTGAAAGCCTTCCATTTACCGGCTTCGGATATTGGGCGCACAAAGGCCCAGCTTTCCGCCAAAATTCTTGGGGCCGTTTATCGGGATCACGATGACGAATTTGAACTTCAGCTTCCTGAAACCTTGCGGATTGAGAAATACACCGAGGTTCTGAACTGGTATAAGAACCCCTTGAACCGTGATTATTCCAAAACCCTTGAAATTGATATTGCGGGGGTTCCCCATGTTTTTGCATGGGGCGGCCTTCATGGGGCTATACCGCAATATTTCGGGGAAGGCAGTTTTATCAATGTTGATGTGGCTTCCTATTACCCATCCTTGATGTTGGTTTATAAGTGGCTTTCCCGCAATGTGGCTGACCCCAGCAAATATGCCGAAATCTATCATACCCGCCTGAAACTGAAGGCAGAAAAGAACCCTATGCAACAGCCTTATAAAATTGTTCTGAACAGCACCTATGGCGCTATGAAGGATCGTCACAATGCCATGTATGATCCCCGACAAGCAAACAATGTGTGTGTTGGCGGTCAGCTTCTTCTTCTGGACTTGATTGAACGGTTGGAAGATCACTGTGACATCATCCAAAGCAACACGGATGGTATTTTGGTCAAACTTCGCCATGATGATGATTTTGAACTGATTGACGATATTTGTTGGGAATGGGAAAAAAGAACTGGAATGCGCTTGGAATTTGATGAATTTCAGCGGGTTTTCCAGAAAGATGTGAACAATTACCTGATTGTTCCCGCTGGCCCTCTATTGGATGAAAAGGGGAAGCCCCGCTGGAAGTGCAAGGGTGCGTATGTAAAAAAACTGTCTGATCTGGATTATGATCTTCCCATTGTCAACCGGGCTATTGTGAATTACTTCCTTCACGATATTCCCCCGGAACAAACCATCATGGAATGTTCTGATCTTCGGGATTTTCAAAAGGTGGTCAAGGTTTCAAGTAAATATAAATATGCCATTTATTCCCCAGTTATCACCCTTGAAAAGATCAGGGATGATAAGGGGCGCTTGAAAACTGTGAAACGGTTCAGCGGTGGAGAAGTTCAGACAGATAAAACTTTTCGGGTATTTGCTTCCACGGATCACAGCAAAGGCGGCATTTTTAAGGTTTCCGGGAAAATTGTAAAAGGCCGGGAGAAGAACCCGGAGCAGTTTGCAAATACCCCGGAACATTGCTTCATTGTCAATGGTGATGTGAACGGGGTTCCAATCCCGGATGAACTGGATAAAGCCTATTATATCAAAATGGCTTGGGATCGCCTGAAAGATTTTGGTATTGAACGGATTGGAGGGGGGGATGTAAACAATGCAACTGTTCCGGGGCTATGTGCCAACCAAGGATAAACAATGCCTTGAAAAGTTCAAAGGTAGAAAGCGACTGAACACCTTTGAAGATGTTCAAGACCTTGATGAATATGCGGCAATTCTTGGGGATGAAACAATTCTGATTGATGTGGACGATGGGAAAACATCTGATCTGCTGTTTGAAATTGTCCAAGATTTGGATTTGAAATGCCGGGTATATGCAACCACACGGGGAAAGCATTTCTACTTCAAGAACCCTGAAGGGCTTGTTGAAAAAAGCTGGACAAAACAGCTTTTGGCCGTGGGAATTGAAACGGATGCCAAGGTTGGGCGGAACAACAGCTATGCCATTATGCGCTTCAATGGGGTTGATCGGGAAATCATTCAGGATTGTCCAGAAGATGAAATTCAGGTTCTTCCCAAGTGGCTGACCCCTGTAAAAACCAACATGAAGTTCTTGGAAATGGAAGCCGGGGATGGACGGAACCAAAGCCTGTTCAACTATATTCTGACGCTTCAAAGCGAGGATTTCACAAAGGAAGAAGCCCGTGAAACCATCCGCATGATCAACCGTTACATTCTATCTGATCCGCTGTCAGATCGGGAATTGGAAACCATTCTTCGGGATGATGCCTTTCAGAAACCGGTGTTTTTCAAAGGTTCCACCTTCTTGTTTGATAAATTTGCAACCTATCTGAAGAACAACAACCATATTGTGAAAATCAATAACCAGCTTCACATTTACAAAGATGGAATTTATGTTCCCGGCCATGCGGAAATTGAATCCCAAATGATCAAGCACATTCCCCATTTGAAACGGGCCAACCGTTCTGAAGTTTTGGCCTATCTTGAAATTATGATTGAGGGAGAAGCCAAAACCACCAACCCCAATGTGATTGCCTTCAGTAATGGCCTTTATAACATCAAAGATGGTTCATTTAAGGATTTCACGCCTGAAATTGTGATCACCAATAAAATCCCGTGGCCTTATAACCCAGCCGCCCATTCTGATCTTCTGGATCACACTCTTAACCGATTGGCCTGTGATGATGCTGAAGTTCGGGCCTTGCTGGAAGAAATGGTGGGATATTGCCTTTACCGCCGCAATGAACTTGGAAAAGCCTTCATCCTGATTGGCGATAAGAGCAACGGCAAATCTACCTTTCTTCATGTGGTGAAGAATATGCTTGGAAATCAGAATATTGCTTCCCTTGACCTGAAGGAACTTGGGGACAGGTTCAAGACCGCTGAACTGTTTGGGAAGCTGGCAAATATCGGTGATGATATTGGGGATGAATTCATTGCCAATGCGTCGGTGTTCAAGAAGCTGGTTACAGGTGATCGGGTAAATGTGGAGCGCAAAGGGCAAGACCCCTTTGAATTCAACAACTACGCAAAGTTCCTATTCAGCGCCAACAACATTCCCCGCATGAAGGACAAGACCGGAGCCGTTCAAAGACGGTTGGTAATTGTTCCGTTTGATGCAAAGTTCAGCCCTAATGATCCTGATTTCCGCCCGTTTATCAAGGATGAACTGTGTGAACAGGAAGCTATGGAATATCTGATTTTGTTGGGTTTGAACGCTTTGAAAACGGTTTTGAACAATGCCCGGTTTACCACTTCCAAGAGAGTTCAGGGGCAGTTGGATGAATATGAGCAGAACAACAACCCCATTATTGGCTTCATTCAGGAAGTGGGCCTTGATGGAATTGTAAATGAAGCCACTAAAACCGTTTACCGCCGATATAAAGAATACTGCATTGCAAATAACTTCCAAGCACTTTCCAATATTGAATTTTCCAGACAAGTCACAAAGCGTTGTGGGTTGAAAATCGTGGATAAATGGATTAGTAGAATTGGAAAGTGTCGAGTGTTTGTTGAAGAAAAGGATGGTGGAGAATGAGAAATCAAAACAGCATACTTACCACCTTGGGCGCTTCCAACCACGCCTTGGAAGAACGGGAACAGCACGATTATTATGCAACCGATCCAAAGGCTGTGGAGCTATTACTGGAACTGGAACCATTTGCCCCGGTGATATGGGAACCGGCCTGTGGGGAAGGCCACATTTCCAAGGTGCTTCAAGCCCACGGCCATGAAGTCATTTCCACCGATCTTGTTTACCGGGGATTTGGTGATCCTGAACCGCTGGACTTTCTGACGGAAACCCTTGAAGGATTTGAAGGGGATATAATCACAAACCCGCCTTATTCAATGGGCCTTGAATTTGTTCAGAAGGCGCTTGAAAGCGTCAGGCCCGGTGGAAAAGTGGCTATGTTCCTAAAGGTTCAGTTTTTGGAGGGACAGAAGCGGGGGCTATTCTTCAAGAGTACCCCCCCCCCGAACCGTTTACATATCCCGTTCCCGGCTGGCCTGTTATAAGAACGGGGATATGAGCAAAACAGATAGCGCCATAGCCTATGCGTGGTATGTATGGGAAAAAGGATTCACTGGTGATCCGGTGATTAAGTGGTTCAACTGAAAGGATGATTGTAATGTTGCCAAAAACCAAAACGGAACGCCATGCCGATATTTGCAAGGAAATCAACGCCTTGTATGCTCGGAAAAATCATGATTATGGGGACAGCTTCCACCAGACCTTCACAGAAGAAGGAATGGCAATGGCCCGAATCAGGCTTGGGGACAAACTGGCCCGGTTCAAGAGCCTGACGAAAAGCGGGGTTCAGGAAGTCAAAGATGAATCCATTCGGGACACCCTGATTGACCTTGCCAATTACGCCATTATGACGGTTCTTGAAATGGATGATCAGAAATTGGAGGAGAAGCCCAATGAATGCAAATAGGTATATGCGGGATGCCTTACGAACTGCCGACAGAACCAGCACTGACCGCCTGAAGATGGAATGTGCCTTGGGCCTTTGTGGTGAAGCCGGTGAAGTGGCCGAGCAGGTGAAGAAACACTTCTTCCACGGGCATGAACTGGACAAACGGCACATGATTGAAGAACTTGGTGATGTGGCTTGGTATTTGGCCGTTCTTTGTAGCGCCATTGGTTCTGACCTTGATACGGTAATGGAAGAAAACCTGAAAAAGTTGGAAAAGCGTTATCCTGAAGGGTTTGATCCTTATCGGTCACAGCACCGAAATGATTTTGGAGGGTTTACAAGATGAAAATTATCAATGCTGATGTGGAATTTATTACCCCGATTGATGGGGCCGCAATCCTGAAGCGTCTTGAACAGTGTGGGCGGGTTTGCTATAAGTCTGAAGCCAAGATCACCGACACCAGCGCCCCGGCATTTGTGGCCGGGATCATCAAGCGGGGGCATGAAGCAGTTCTGGAACACTGTTCCTTCACGGTGAAGTTCATCTGTGATCGTGGGGTTTCCCATGAAATTGTTCGGCACCGTGTAGCTTCCTATTGTCAAGAAAGCACTCGTTATTGCAATTACAGCAAGGAAGGCTTTGGTTCTGAAATCACGGTGATCAAGCCTTGCTTCTTACACCCCTACACAGATGGGTTTAACCTTTGGGAAGAAGGTTGCTTATTCGCTGAACAGACCTATTTCAATCTTCTGGAATGCGGTTGTTCCCCGCAGGAAGCCCGGTCAGTTCTGCCCAACAGCCTGAAAACTGAAGTGGTTATGACCGCCAATATTCGCGAGTGGCGGCACTTCCTGAAGTTGCGCTGTTCCCCAGCCGCACACCCGCAGATGCGGGAAGTGGCCCTGATCCTTCTGGACAAACTTCATTCCCTGATCCCGGTTTGCTTTGATGATATTTGGGGTGAATACCATGAACAGGGCTGAACGGCGGAGAGCCAAGAAAGCGGGGCTTCCGGTTAAAAAAGAACCTGTGGTGAATATCAAAGCCGCTGATGTTCAGAAAATCAAACTGGATGCTTCCAAGGAAGCGGCGGACAAGGCTTTTCTTCTGATGTTGGGGTTGCCGGTGATGGTGCTTCATGATAAATTCGGCTTTGGGCCGGTTCGGTGTGAACGGTTCACGGATGCGGTTTTGGAACTGTATGATAGCTTTGAAAAAGGTTATGTGTCCCTTGAAGATATTCACCTGACACTGAAGGAAGAAACCGGGATCACCATTGTTTCAGATGGGAGGTTGAAAGATCGTGGGAACTAAACCTTGGCAGAACAAAGAAGGGTATGCTGACCCTACGGCCTATCACGGGTTGAAGCCGATTATTAAAGAAGATGATGAACAGCAAAAGCGCCTGAACACCTTGATCTTCGTCCTGAAGTACATTATCCGTTTGGCCGGGTTTGAACTTCTGAACAGGATTGAACTGAAAGATAGGCGGAGCGGGAGGGAATACCGATGAAGAAAACTTTCAAATGTTGCTGGAATTGCTCCAATGGATTTACTGCCGCTTGTCAGAGCCGGGAAGAAACTGAACGCTTTAGGGCAACAAAACGGTTTTGCTGTGCGTCTTACCCTGTTTCTTCCCATGCTGAAAATCCGTATAAACAAAGATATTGCAAACAGTTTGAGATTCCTATGTTTGGAATTCGGTTCGGCCATGAAATCAGCAAATTGGAAGCCCAAAAGTTAAACACTATGACCGCCGCAGAACTGGTGCAGTATTGGAAAATTCAGACTTCTTGAAAATTAACTTTCAAGAAAACGCCTCTACCAAAATACTTCAGGGGTTGTGGTTGGAATAGTGAATGGATGTTGAAGGGGTGGAAACCCTTGATATATCTTGCTTTTTGGGAAAACCCTTCAACATTCAAGATGGTGCATATATTCAATTCAAATAAAAAAGAAAAAATATATAGTAAGAAAAAATCTATATAGTGAAGAATGCACTTTTAATCTTGAATGTTGAAGGAAATCCCGAAAACCTTGATGCTGTGTGCCTATGACCTCATTCAACATGATTTTAGAACGGATACGGAACAGATGTTTTTGATATATCTGTGACGCTGGAAACCTTTGAAAATGACGGGGTTTCTCGATTGTAGAACAGATGGAACAGATACTATATTACTTAAACTTAAAATAAAAAAAATATATAAGAAAGTAATATTAAGAGAGAATAGCAAAAATATCTGTTCTATCTGTTCTATGCCTTGAAAAGCCTTGATTTTTCAATGCTTTTTACCGGAACAGATGTGTGAAAGGATGTGTGATACATAGTGACTGATAAAGAACTTTCCCAACGGGCCAAAGATTATTTTGCCCAAATCCGAAAAACTGACCGCCTGATCCAGCGGTTGACAGATACAGTGAATACCCTTCGATCCGGGCTGACTTCCCAAAGCTATGAGCTGAAGCCCGACAAGGTTCAAACTTCCGGCGCAAAAGATACTTTAGGGGAAACGATTGTAAAAATCATGTCCCTTGAAGATGATATAAATGCCCGGATTGATGAACTTGTTGATATGAAACAGGAAGCCTTTAATCGGATCGGCAATGTTTCAGACAAAGATCAGCAGAACATTTTGATTGCCCGGTATGTAAACGGGGAAAAATGGGAAAAGATTGCTGTTGAACTTAGTTTTTCAATCGCACAAGTTTACCGCATTCATGGGGCCGCTTTGCTTGATTTCGCAGAAAAAAACCCCGATATTCTGAAAGATGATAGCAAAAGAGAGTATCAGACATGATATAATAGTATTGTTAAAATGCACCCCTTATAGGGGTGCATTTCACTTTTTATGAAAGGGGTGAATACCTGTGACACCAAGACAGCAGAAGTTTTGTGATGAATACCTGATCAGCGGAAATGCCACCGATGCGGCGATTAAGGCCGGGTATTCGCCCAAGACCGCAAAGCAGACGGGAAGCGAAAACCTTTCAAAACCTAACCTTCGAGCGTATATTGATGAACAACTTAACAAAATCCATTCCGCCAAAATCGCTGACGCTGAAGAAGTGATGAAATATCTTACTTCTGTCATGCGAGGAGAACATACGGAACAGGTTTTGAAGTTAGCCGGTGATGGTTTCCAGACGATCACGGATATTGATGTTTCTGCAAAAGACCGCCTGAAGGCCGCTGAACTGGTCGGTAAGCGTTATGGTCTGTTTACAGAGAAGGTGGGGCTTGAAGGCGCTGTGCCGGTGGTGATTCAGAATGATCTTGAACCAGATTAAGACGATTTCCCTAAAATCTACGGTTGGAAAAGGTTATTTTAACTTCTGGAATTTCAAAGGCCGTTACCGGGTGTGCAAGGGTTCCCGTGCTTCAAAGAAATCAAAAACCACTGCTTTGAATATCATCACACGAATGATGGAATATCCTGAAGCCAATACCCTTGTTGTTCGTAAGGTGTTCAGAACCTTGAAGGATAGCTGTTTCACAGAACTGAAGTGGGCAATCAACCGGCTTGGGGTTCAGGCTTATTGGGAAGTCAAGGAAAGCCCCCTTGAAATGACCTATACCCCAACCGGTCAGAAGATTTACTTCCGGGGCCTTGATGACCCCCTGAAGGTTACTTCTATTACGGTTGAAATCGGGTATCTGTGTTGGTGCTGGATTGAAGAAGCATACGAAATCATGAATGAAAGTGATTTTGATATGCTTGATGAATCCATCCGTGGTGCCATTCCCCCTGAAACCGGCCTGTTCAAGCAAATCACCCTGACCTTCAACCCGTGGAATGAAAAACACTGGATCAGGAAGCGGTTCTTTGGTGAGATCACCGGCAAGGATGCCCAAGGGAACCCCACATACCGGTTCCATGATAGCTGGACTTCCCCGGATGGTCAGATTTTCGCCACCACTACCAATTACCTATGTAATGAATGGCTGGACACTTCAGACCTGAAGGTTTTTGAAAACATGAAGGAAAACAACCCCCGGCGCTATAAAGTGGCTGGCCTTGGGGGTTGGGGTATTGTGGATGGCCTGATCTTTGAGAACTGGCGGGAAGAACTGTTTGATGTTCAGACCATTTCCAGAAAGCCCGGTGTGAAATCTGCCTTTGGCCTTGACTTCGGTTATACCAATGATCCCACGGCCCTGTTCTGTGGGCTGGTGAGCCAAGAGGAAAGAACCATTTGGGTGTTTGATGAACTGTATGAAAAAGCCCTGACCAACCGGGCCATTTGTGACCGGGTAACAGGTATGGGCTACGCCAAGGAACGGATCAAGGCCGATTGCGCCGAACCAAAGAGCATTGACGAATTGCGGGAAGCTGGCCTGTACCATGTTGGAGCCGCCCGAAAGGGCAAGGACAGTGTGAACAATGGCATTCAGTACATTCAAGGTTATACCATCATCATTCATCCCCGGTGTGTGAACTTCATCACTGAAATTTCAAACTATACTTGGGCTGAAGATAAGTTTGGGGCCAAGATCAACACCCCCATTGATGATTTTAACCACCTGATGGATGCCATGCGTTATGGGTTGGAAGATGTTCTGGTTGGCCCCGCATTCAGCTTTGATTAACACGATAGTAACAAAAGGCCCTGAAAACCGTGTGTTTTCGGGGTTCTGTCTTTATTGAGCAATAGAAAGGGTGATTGAAGATGTTCTTGAATACTGAAACAGACCGGATCAATCGCCTGATTATTCAGGGCGGTAGAACTGGAATGACTGAACTTCAGTTCTTTGCCGCTGAAATCAAAGAATGGAAAGATAGTATCCGCCGCCGTGATCAGCTTACCGGGGATATGTATTACCTTGGCAAGCATGATATTTTGAACCGTCAACGCACCATTATTGGTGCTGATGGAAAACTTCAGGTGGTGAACAATCTTCCGAACAACCGGATTGTGAACAACCAATATGCTTTGATGGTGGATCAGAAAACCAACTACCTTGTGGGTAAGCCCTTCACCATGAACTGTGAGAACAAAGCCTATGTGGATTTGCTTTCCAAGGTGTTTAATCGGCGCTTCCAACGCCTGTTGAAGTATGTTTGTGAAGATGCCCTGAATGGTGGTATTGGCTGGATGTACCCTTATTATGATGATAAGGGCCGGTTGAACTTCAAACATTTCCCCGCTTATGATATTCTTCCATTTTGGGCGGATGATGATCACACGATCCTTGATTGTGCAGTTCGTCTTTACTCCCAAGAAGTGTGGAATGGCTATCAGAAGGAAAAGGTGGAGAAAGTCGAAATCTTCAAACCTGATGGTCTGTGGCGATATATCTATCAAAATGATATGCTGATCCCTGATACCGATGCCGGGGAGCATGAGAACTATTTTGCTGTTGTTGACGGTGAAGGATCGGTTGAAGAATTCAACTGGACTGAAATCCCCTTGATCCCGTTCAAGTACAATAAGCAGGAACTTCCCCTGATCAACCGGGTAAAGACCATTCAGGACGGTATCAACACCATGCTTTCCGACTTTGAAAACAATATGCAAGAGGACGCACGGAACACCATTCTGATTCTGAAGAACTATGATGGTCAAGATTTGGGGGAGTTCCGCCACAACCTTTCTACTTTTGGCGCTGTGAAGGTTCGAAATGATGGTGGGGTTGAAACCCTTCAGATTGAAATTAACGCTGAAAATTATAAAAGCGTTTTGGAACTGATGAAAAAAGCCCTGATTGAAAACGCCCGTGGCTATGACGCCAAGGATGATCGTCTTTCCGGGAACCCCAATCAGATGAACATTCAATCCATGTATTCTGACATTGATTTGGATGCAAACGGCATGGAAACGGAATTTCAGGCGGCTTTTGAACAGTTGCTTTGGTTCATCAACCAAGATTTCAGCAACCGGGGCATGGGGGATTTTGATGGTGAAGATATTCAGATCACCTTTGACCGGGATATTTTGATCAACGAATCTGAAGCCATTGATAATTGTTCCAAATCGGTTGGTATCTTGTCTGATGAAACCATTGTGGAACAGCACCCGTGGACAAATGATGTTGAACTGGAATTGGCCCGGTTGAAGAAGGAAAAGGAAGAAGCTATGGAACAAGCCCAAGAATATTCCGGGGCTTTCGGAGCCGGGAACCAACAGAATGAAGGCATGGGTGGGGATGAATAATCCCCGCCCTTCTATTATGCCGGGGCAATAATGGGGCGGGCCGGGGTTTCACCTCCTTACCCGGCCAAAGGTGCAATTCCTTTCCCCCGGCACCATCTGGCGCATTGGTCAAGCGGTCAAGACACCGCCCTTTCACGGCGGTAACACGGGTTCGATTCCCGTATGCGTCACCATTCATGCTGAAGTGATGGAACAGGCAGACAGGGCGGATTCAAAATCCGTTGCCGCAAGGCGTGTGGGTTCAAATCCCACCTTCAGCACCATCTGTTCGTAAATATAAGCTGTGGCCTATAAAAACAGCTCACCGTTGATAACTGGTACTTATCTTTGGTGCCCCAGTGCAATTCTGGTTAGGTATTTCATATTGGGGTGTAGCCAAGAGGTAAGGCAAGGGGTTTTGACCCCCTGATCCGTTGGTTCGATTCCAACCATCCCAGCCATTTTACAGAAAGGGGAACGGCCCATGAGAAATGCGGAGTATTGGCGGGGCCGCTTTTCCATTCTGGAAGAAAACGCCCACAAACAAAGTGATCAATACCTTCGGAACCTTGAAGATATGTTCATGGATGCCCAAAGAACGGTTCAAGCCGATATTGAACGGTGGTATGGGCGCTTTGCTACCAACAACGGAATCAGCCTGACAGAAGCCCGGAAATTGCTGACCACCGGACAGCTTGAAGAATTTCATTGGACGGTTGAACAGTATATTAAAGTCGGACAGCAAAACAACCTTTCCGCTGAATGGTTGAAGAAGCTGGAAAATGCTTCTGCCAAGTTCCATGTTTCCCGGTTGGAAGCTATTCAACTTCAAATTCAACAGCAGATTGAACTTCTGTATGGGAACCAGCTTGACGGGGTGGATTCCCTTCTGAAGCAAATTGTTTCGGATGGATACACCCACGGGGCTTTCACTATTCAAAAGGGCCTTGGGCTTGGGTGGGATATAACTGCCCTGAACCGGAAGAAACTTGAAACCTTGCTTTCAAAGCCTTGGACTACTGACGGAAGAACTTTCAGTGATCGGATTTGGCTGAAGAAGCGGGAATTGGTGGGAACCGTTCATAAAGAATTGACACAGGGGCTTTTGAGGGGTGACAGCCCACAGAAGATCACGGATGCAATTAAGAACCGGTTCAAGGTTTCCCGCTATCAGGCGGGGCGGCTGGTGCATACTGAAACCACCTACTTCAACGCCATTTCCACCAAACAGGTTTATCAAGATTTGGGGGTTCAATCCGTGGAAATCCTTGAAACACTGGATTCCCACACTTGCCCATTGTGCCAACCCCTTGATGGAACTGTGATCCCGCTGGCCCAATATGAACCCGGCGTGACGGTTCCACCCTTCCACCCGAATTGCCGGGGAACCACTTGCCCACACTATAACGATATGGAAGGCGAAAGAGCCGCCCGGAACGCTGAAGGGAAAGTGTACTATGTTCCGGCCAATATGACCTTCACCCAATGGAAGAAGGCGTTTGTGGATGGTGTGAAGGACGGTTTGACGGTTGCCACCGTGGGCGCTATAATGAAGGCAAAGCGGGAGTTGGAGCCGCTGAAAGCTGAAATGTTCCCTGAATACTTGACTGACAAGAAGGAACGGAAAAACACCCAAGTCTTGATTGATTATGTGAATGGGTGTGAAAACGCTGATCCTGATGTGGTTGCCCTTTATTCCAAAATGGGCGCTATGGAAAATATCAGGGCCAACGGAATTCCAATGAAGGTTTCCCACGGAAAAGGCTACGCTGTCAATTATCGCTATTACACCCGAAATGATCAGCTTGCGGAAGTTGAATTGATTATTCCCAAGCTGGCCGGGGATGATCTTACCGGCCAAGTGGTTACGACTTTGCATGAAGAAATGCACCTGATGGACTTGTTCAATCGGGCAGACCCCGCCAAATATTGTGACTGGTTTAGTTCCAGCCATGCAAAGTTAAGTTCTTTTTTCCAGAAAACCAACACCGATATTGCGGATGATATTGATGCCCTTTTTGAAGCCTTTGATAAGGAATGCAATCGCATTTCGGCGGAAATCAACGCTGAATTGAGAACTGCCACTTCTGCACTGACAGATCAATACTATGCACGAACTTTGTCTTATTCCGACTATAAAAAAGCCTTCAATAAGCTGAAGCGTGAAGCAAGTGAACAGATTGATTACCGGTGTAGAAATGCAATGGGCGGCGGTATCAGTTCCCTTGAAGATATTTATGATGCCCTTTCCGGTGGTTCGGCCCGTGATGCTGGCCTTGTGCGATATGGTCATGGTTCCAAATACTACCGGGAAGTTGGAAAGAGGGCGGAAGAAACACTTGCCAACTATGGTGCTTTGTCGATTGTTCGCCCTGATTTGGTGGAAATGCTTCGGAAAGATAAACCAGAGTTGGTAGAAGCGTTGGAAGAAGTAATTCAAGATATGTTAAAGAAAGCTGGTGGTTGATATGACACGGGAAGAAAAGCTGATGAAGGTTTATGCGCTGTTGGCTGAAGTTTCTGATGTTCTGGTTGACCGCTTCTTTGATGTGGATAGTGAAGAACTTCTGGATGAAAAAATTGAAGTTCTTACCGCCTTGAAGGACGGGAAACCGCCTGATCAAATCCCCCAGTATTATTCTATTCTTGAAAACTTTGACCCGGATCATCATTGGGATTGATCCACAATATTGTTGAATGAGCCACCCCCGGCTGTTGCCGGTGGTGGTTTTTTCATACCCTTTTCGCCGTTTCCCGGTGGTGGGCGGTAAACAGAACCGTGGAAAATCGTGGTTCCTGACCCACGGAAAAAAAGGATCATAGAAAGGATGAACGAACATGACGAAAGAAAAACTGATGGAATGGGGCCTTACTGAAGAACAGGCCAATAAGGTAATGGAAGGGCTGAACGGTTCTTTTGTTACCAAGGCCCGCTTCAATGAGGTCAACACCGAATTGAGCGCCGCAAAGAAAACTATTGGTGAGCGGGATGCCCAGCTTGAAACGCTGAAAAAGGCTTCTGGTGACACCCAAGCCCTTCAGGATCAGATCACCCAGCTTCAGGCGGACAACAAGAAGAAGGATGAAGATCACGCCAATGAACTGAAGGCGCTGAAGATCGGCAATGCCGTTGAACTGGCCCTGACCGGGGCCAAAGCCAAGAACAACACCGCTGTTAAGGCGTTGTTGGCTGGTTTCATTGATAAGGCTGAACTGGCAGAGGATGGGACTGTTAAGGGCCTTGATGATGAAATCAAGAAGTTGGTGGAAGGCAAGGACACGGCTTTTCTGTTCGATAAGACCGGCACCAAGTTCAAGGGTGCCAAATCCGCTGAAAAGGGTGATAAGGGTGATGAAGGCACTATGACGCTGGAAAAGCTGAAGGCCATGACCCCCGTTGATCGCTATAACTTCTCCGTCAACCATCCTGACGAATACAAAGAACTTTATGGAGGTAATGAGTAATGGCAAACACTGTCTATGATAACTTTTTCCTGTCCAATGAAATTGAAGATCAGTACCAGAGCCACCTTGATCTTCAGCAGTTTTGCACCATTGATAACAGCCTGACCGGTGTTGCCGGTATGCTTCGCAAGGTGCATAAGTACAAGGCCACCGATGGAACCGAGAAGCTGAAGATGGGACAGGGCAACACCAAGACCATTGAAGCCGGTTACACCGAAAAGGAATACCGTATTCAGATGGCCCAGAACCGTTTTGCCTACTATGACGAGGAAGCCATGACTGATCCTATGGTGATCACCACCGGCACCCGTTACGCTGGCACCGATATGTTCAACACCGTCAACGCTGACATTTTCGGCGCTTTCAATGAAGCCACTATGACGGTTGTAACCACCGCCCTTGGCTTTGATGCCTTTGTGGATGGTGCCGCCATGCTGAACTTGGAGAACCTTGAAAATGTGTCCATCTTCGGCTTTGTCCACCCCACTGATGTTGCAAAGTTGCGGAAGGCCCTGAAGGAAGATTTGAAGTATGTGGAAGCCTTTGCAAAGCAAGGCTATGTTGGCACCGTTGGCGGTATCAACATCTACACCAAGAAGAACGCTGACCCCGGCAAGGTAGTTATTGGCACCAAGGAAGCTGTTACCCTGTTCAACAAGAAGGGTACTGAAGTGGAGCAGGAGCGTGAGGGCAATATCCGTAAGAATACGGTGTATTCCCGTAAGTATTACCTTGCGGCCATGACCAATGAAGCCAAGGCGGTTAAGATCATCGTGGGTTCTGCCAAGGCCACCGCTGATGAAACTGTTCAGAGCAAGAAGGTTTATTACAAGCCTTCCGGCATTGGCTATGTGGTTGGAACCCCCAAGACCAACCCCAAAACTGAAGGCTTCTACGAGATTACGGCGGCGTAAGGAAGGCGGTGATCCCCGTTGCGTGATCAAGTGATTTCCATGCTTACGGCCCTTGGCGTAACGGGGGCCGCTACTGATCCGCTGTTGGATATTCTTCTTCAGAATGTTCAACAGCGGATTCTTAACAAAACCAATCAATCTGTGATCCCGGAAGGGTTGGAAAGCGTGGCTGTTTATATGGCCGTGGGTGAATACCTGAACATGAAGAAAACCGTTGGACAACTAACAGGGTTTGATTTGGATGCGGCAATCAAGCAAATTCAGGAGGGTGACACCAATACTGTGTTTGCAATCGGTGAAGGGAGCCTGACACCAGAACAGCGGTTGAATGGGTTGATTGATTACCTGATCAATGGCCGTTCTGATGAACTGTACAGGTATAGGAAGTTGGTATGGTAAATGCCCAGCGCAAAGCCCTTGAACGACTTTGGAAAGATCGCTGTACGGTATATCACCGGGTAAAGGTGAAAGACCCTATCAGCAAACTTACTGATTCTAAAGAAATGCCGCTTCTTCAGGATCAGCCCTGTAAACTGTCTTTTGAAACCCTATCTTCAACAGACGGTGATCATGTTTCCAAGGTGGCCCAATCTGTGAAGCTGTTCATTTCCCCTGATGTGGAAATTCCCGCTGGCTGTAAAATCGTGGTGAAGCGGTTCAACAACCTTGAACGGGAATTCACTTATTCCAAAAGCGGTGAAGCGGGAGTATTCACCAACCATCAAGAAATCATGTTGGAACCCTTCAAAGGATATGCCTGATGGCCCGGTGGGGTAAATGTGATTTCAAGGAACTTGAACGGTTGAATGAACGCCTTGAACAACTTTCTTCTGTGGATTTCGACACCTTTTGCCGGGAAGCGGCCAATGAGATTGCCGCACGGCTTTTGGCAAAGGTGAAGAAAAGAACCCCTGTTGGGGTGATTCCCAAATTTGACGAACCCAAAACGGTGAAGGTTCAGGGGGCAAGTGGAAAAAGTAAAACCTTCTTAACCCGATCCGGGGCCATTCGTGATAAGTATTGGTCAGGGTATAAAGGCGGCACCCTTCGGGACGCTTGGACGATCCTTCCCGTTGAGAAACACGGGGATCAATATCTTGTTACGGTGGTAAATAACACCGAATATGCAAGCTATGTGGAATACGGCCACCGGCAAACACCGGGAAGATATGTCCCAGCATTGGGTAAGAGCCTGAAAGCAAGTTGGGTGAAGGGGCGGTTCATGCTGACCATATCCACCCAAGAACTTGAAACCCAAGCCCCGGCATTGTTGCAACAGAAATTGTATTTGTTCTTGAAGACTAACTATTAAAAGTCAAGCCCTAAAATGAAAAAATCCGCCAACCATCCGCTGCCCATGACAAACATCATTCAAATGCTGGCCT